GTCAACCCTTCAAGAATTTTTAGAAACTCTTCTGTACCGTTATTATCAAGAGAACTATCAAACACTTCATCCATGATAAGAAGATTTGTACTGACACTATTTCGAAGTTTCGCAATGGTTCTCCACGTGAATAGAAGCGATAGGTCGATACGCATTTTCTCACCTTCACTAAAACTCTCATAAGAGAACTCATCGCGAAACCTTGATTTGATTTTCTCGTTAAAGTTTTCATCTAATTCAAACTGTACGAAAAAACCAAGATGTTGTAGATAGTGATTGATAAACTTATTCATCAAAGGCACATATTGTTTGATAATACGTGACTTGATACCACTATCTTTTAACATCTCTGATCCTACACGGAAAAGAGATTGTTCTTCATTTAAATCTACCTTGCGTTTCTGATACTGATTCTTTTCTCCTTTCAATTTATCAACGACTGAACTATCATGTTTAACATCATTCATCTTATCTGTCAACGTAGAAATTTCATTATTTAATTCTGTGATGAACTGATTGTTAATACGAATCTGTTGATTGCATTCATTTACCTTTTCATTTAGTTCAGAAATCTGAAGAGTAACCTCTACAATCTCATCTAGCCGTTCCTGTAACTCGGCACTCTTTTCTTTTAATCCATTAATACCATTCTCGGTCTTTTCTAGGGATTCACGTTTCTCTATAAGAACTTCATCTTTGAAGTGTTGAGAGATATCTTGTTTACATGTTGGGCAATTATCATAGTGTTCAAAGAATTGAATATCCTTATTGATTTTCTTTACTTTATCCCGGAGCTTTTGAGCGACATTGCGGATTTCTTCTTGTTGGATTTCAGTCTTGTTCTTGTCTCTGATTCCTCGTTCCAGAGATCCAATTTCGCTCGTAAGATGTTCAAGTGTCCCAGTTTGTATAGCAATTGCTTCCTCGCATACGTGAAGTTTTTCTTTTTTCTGATCGATTGTGTTTTGGACATCGGCGACGACTGATTTAAGATGATTGTTTTCAATTTCTATCTTCTCCTCTAGTAAGTCGATTTGATATTGAGTTTCCCGGATATCATTCTTAGATGTCTGAATCTTTTCCTTTAATAGATTATTCATAGTAGAAAAGATTTGTAGGTCTAGAAGATCCTCAATCACCTCTCTTCGTTGAGCCGCAGTCAATTGCATAAACGGCACAAACGTAGAAGAACCAAGAACAACAACTTGACTAAAAGATTTATGATTCATCTTGAGAATATTCTTTTCAAGAAAATCCTGATAGTCTCTTATAGATGCTGTTTGATTGATAAGATTACCATTTTGATGAATTTCAAAAATATTTGGTTTGATACCACGACGTATCATATACTCTTTTTTACCTACCGCCAATTCAATCTCAACAATCAATCCTTTTTGATTGACAGAGTTTAGAAGTTGTGGCTTGTTAATCTTGCGAAAAGGTTTACCATAAAGAGCAAAAGATAGGGCATCTAGAACTGTACTCTTACCTGCTCCATTTTCACCAATAATCAATGTAGTCTTATTACGAAGAAAATCAATCTCAGTAAAAGCATTACCCGTACTGAGAATATTTTTATAACGTATTTTTTTGAACGTAATCAAGTATTACTCCAGTGTCAATGCTTCGTTATATAGATTATGGAATAGTGTCTTTAAACGTTTCTTATTTGACTTTGTTTCGATTTGATCGACATAGGTTTCCAACATCTCTATCGTTGACTTTGCCTCATCAATCAAATCATCTTCATTATCTATATCAATATTCAACATATCTTCGATAATCTGAATATTGTGAACACCACTCTTCTCTAACTTATCGATGAATACGTCAAACATATAAGGATTAGTCTTATTCTTGACAATGACCTTCATATATGTTTCATTATAACCAGCATAATCAATCTCTTCAACTATTTTTTCAATATTCATATCTACGTCATCATATTCGAAACGATAAAACATTGAGTATGGATTTTGAATGAATTCTAGTTCTCTTGTCTCTGTATCAAAGATATGAAATCCTTTTCGATCATTATAATCACTCCATGTAATCTCATATGGACAGCCGAGATAGTGAATGTTTCCATAAGAAGATTTGTGATGAAAATGACCCGACAATACTAAATCAAACTTTTGAAACTCTTCTGGATCAAATCCTGTATCGCACACAGCGCCACGATGCATCTCGAAACCATTCAATTCAAGATGACCCATCATCACTTGACTCTTACTATTCTTTATAGCATCCCAACATTGATTCCAATTTTCAGAACATATCCATGGCATTAAAAGAATATCACAATTGCCAAGTTGTAATTCTGTAGGTTTCTTAACTAAATTGATTAAAGAACTATTATCATACAACTGATCTAATGCATTAATCTCTAGACTATTTCTATAAAAGATATCATGATTACCAATCAGACACCAGAAATTGATATTTCTTTCCATTAAAGGATAAATGAAATCGTTTTTAAGATTATTGGCAGATAGAAAGTTAATATACTTACGTCTATCTACAATGTCACCTAGATGAATTACATGATCAATCTTATGTTCGTCTAGATATGGAAAGAAAATATTTTTCCAAAACTTAGAAAAATATTTTGCGAATATTTGGCTGTCATTACGACAACCCCAATGAGTATCGGTTACGAGAGCTACTTTCACTTATTGAATCTCTTTTCTTCAAATTCACGGATAAAGATATTAGTGTTTTCTGTTGCACCTTCGCTAGATTTAATATACTCGCCGTCTTCTGGACTTAATGCGTTTTGAATATTAAATAATTCTGTAGATTTATATTTGGTATAAAGAATTTTCTTTTCTTTTTCAATTCTACGAAGAAAAGCATAATAAATTATTTGAGTAAAATAGGCAAATGGATTGTTAGATTTTTCTGGATCAAAGTTTTTAATATAAGTTATACAATTTTCTATACCATCTGCTATCATATCTTCTTTGAATGGATAATTTATAAAATTAGGTTTGTTTGATAACTTGTATGCTATCTTCATTATACAACTACCAATGTAGTCAGAAGGTCTCGGTAATTCTATATTTTGATTAATCGCTTCATCACATTTTGTTTTATATTTGATCATCTCAACAAAAAACTTTTTATTGTCTACATAATGATCACCTTTTTTCTTAGGCATATAATTCTCCTAATATGTTACTACAGATTATAAGATTATAAGATAAAAAAAGATGTCTGTCAACTAAAAAAAAATGTTGACAGAGGGTTGACAATCGTGTAAATTATCTATTGTAACCCTTCAATGAATAGTATCAGTATCACTATTCATTTTTATATCATTATTAGCTAATTTAAGTTTATTCTTAATATTTTGTATTTCTAGTAATGTATTTTCTAAATAATTATCATAATAATTTTTGATGAGTTGATCAACATAGGATACTGCAATAATGTGTAATGCAGGAAAAAAGAAATTCCTATTCTTAGCAAGACCATTTAAATATATATTAAAAAATACATTATCTTCAGTGCATTCGACTGTTACTGGATCTTTCAAAATTATACCACTACCACTATTACCATTACCGACAATTTTTCCTATTACAAGTTCACCTGTAGTAATCTTTAATAATCGGTATATATCTTCATAATCATTATCATCTTCCAATATCACCATTTTAATTCTCCAGATTTATTTTGTAAAGTTTGTAATTAAATTTTTCTTGATTATATATTTTTATTCTTTCGGCTAAATGTTTAAGTGTATAGTTAGCACGTTTACCATTTTGCAAATCATCTCCTATATCAAATAAAGTACATTGATCTTTATTATCTGATACTCTTAAACCTCTACCAATAGACTGTAAATTTCTTATCTTGCTTTTAGATGGGCTAGCAAATATGATATTGTGTAGTGCTTTGATATTAATTCCTGTGGAGTAGGTACCATACGATGCGATGATAATGGCATTCGTTTCTCGTTCAGTAATCTCTCTAATAGACTCACGGGTTTCACCATCAGTCCCACCAAATACAAAGAAAACTTTACGACCTTTCTTAACCTTACTATTTATCATGTCGTAAAGTTGCTTTCCATGTTTCTCTACATATTGAAATAGTATCAAAGTATTGCCGTCTAGTGATAATGCTAAATTATTGATGAATTCATTTCTCTTTTGATTTCTAACAATAAAGTCCATCTCATCAGCATACTTCATTTTGGATACTTGTTTTGTAATTTCTTTATCATATTTCAATACAAGTATTTTAATACGAAGTTTTGCTAATTGATCATTCTCCATTAGATCTTTTGTTTTTACAAGAGACTTGGTTGGACCAAATAGACCTTCTAATACTAATTGATGGGTTTGAGAATCATCTAATGTTCCAGTAAATCCAAATCTGTATCTACAATGAGGAAGTTTTTCTAGAATTGATGTGAGAGATTTTGCTTTAAATAGATGGGCTTCGTCGCCAATGACTACACCAAAATGTTGAAACCAAGTCTTAGGCATTTTATATACAGATTGCCAAGTGGTAATCACAATATCATCTGTAATATCTTCTTTCCAGTCTTTACTAGTTGTACCGGTAATCATACGAACATTTAATTTATTACCGTAGTCAACAAAATCTTTCGCCATTTGATGGACTAGAGATATAGTTGGTACAATAATGAGTTTCTTATGGGGATAAAATCTAGATAACATGTATATCATCAGAGACTTACCAGAACCAGTTGGTGATAGTAGTAAACACCGATTATTTCTTACGGCGTGTACAAAACCATCAATCTGATAGTCTCTGGGAGTTATCTTTAGTTTTAGTCTTTCAACAAATTGACCACACTCAAATGCGGAGAATTCATTAGATACATCAGAGTCTTGTGTATCAATAGAATAATTTCTATTCTTGGCGAAAGACTTTACTTCTTCTAGAAGTCCTTTGTAGATTTGTTGGGTATTCAGATTATAGAGATATATTTTGCCATTCCACATACGAGATTTGTATGCTGGCATGAAGCGATATCCTGGAACATAGAAAGAAAAATGTTCGTATATCTCTTGAGCAATACCTCTTTCGCAATCAAGTCTTACAAAGACTTCATTATGTTCTTTTACAACAATATCACTGACCGAAGTTTGTGAGGCGGCGCCACTCGATAATGTTTCTAATAATCCAGTTTCTTCCATTGATACCCTTCATTATTTCTTCCAAAACATCAACAATTTCTTGTTGCATAGATATTTTTAAATTCATTTCAATCATTTCAGAATCTGAATCCACATAATCATTTATATCAGCCTTCAAAATGGTTTTTAACTGGGGTTGTCTACCAATCGCAGTTAAGTCTTCAGGATTATTTAAATCACCTCTGAAGTATTCAGATAATGTTTTGGCAAGTTGTTTTTTCTTTAAAAATAGACTTTTGAGTTTAAGTCTTTCTTTATATAATATTGATAGATACTTAGCATGTAATACAGGAATATTTAAACTTTCTGTATCTAGTTCAACACTATCAATTGGAGCGTCTTTTCTCCAAGCTTCGGTAATATCTTCAATTTTCAAGATTTAAATCCTTATTCACGATTAAAAAATATATTATATCACACAGACTCTATTGTGTAAAGAGTATATCTAAAAGTAACAGTGGCTTCTAGATAATCAATATCAGTAGCAGTAGTTGAGAATGTAAGTTCAGATAGAGATTCGGGAAACATATTCTGAAACTTTACACGAAGATTAGGATTATATTTACTTGATAGAATTGATAAAGTAGCATCAGATACGTTTCTCTGATTTCTGCTACGTTGTTGGAAGTTTTTATATTGGTCAAAATTTTCTGGTGATCCTAATCCAACTAACCAATTATATATCTCTAGATAATTTATCATATCTTCGTCTACACGAAAAGTCAAGTTAAAAGGAGAGTATGTAATTTTTTCTCCAGCAAGAGGAATATCAGTAAAAGGATTGGTTTGATTAGAAGTACCAATAGATACTGGAGGTATACTAGCTGATTGTGAAAAATATGACACTGTTGGTATTCTATCTAATACCAATCTGAAACCTGTCTGTCCTAAAAAGTTTTTGTTATCAGGGATTGCCATACAATGTATCCTTTATAATATCAACTATTTATAAAAAAAGAGGGGAGCCGGGGCCCCCCTCTAGTTCTCGTTGGGTTAAACCCAATCTTATTATTACATAAGGTTTGAAACGATAACAGTACGATAGTAGATATTCTTTTTCGCAAAAGAGATAGCACCATCGGCAGCGGTTGTTGCAAAAGGATTAGCGACGATGCCGTAGCGAGTCTTAAATCCGATTTTTGGCTGGAAGGTATTCTCGCCGACTGCACGAACCATCTGTAGTGGAACATATGGACAGTAGAAGAGACCAGCATCAAATGCGCTTGAACCCTTGTAACCAATGGTGTAGTACTGATCACCAGAGGCGCTTGAGAAGTATGGGTCAACATAAACGCGGACACGACCATTTAGCACACCAGCGAAAGTGTTACCTGTATCGTCTACGTTTAGGTTGGAACTGAGTGCTGGGGTGTAATCAAGAACACCAGCCATCTGTAGGGCAGAAGCTACGTCTGAACCACAGATTAGAACGTTACCCTTACCACGCCGGGTTGACTTGGCGATTTGGTTAGCATCGCGCTCGATCTGGAAGATTAGACCCTTGAAGCGTTCTACTGACCAACGACCGTTTGCATCAACGTCTAGGTTGAAAGTACCAGAGGTTGTTACGTTATCCTGAGCACCTGCGGTAGCGGTATAGTTGATTGTACGAACTACTTCGCGGTTGATTTCAGCGAGGATTTCAGCAGATAGGATGTTGGCTAGTTCTGTTTCTGCGTCTAGACCGTGAATAGCCTTTAGATCTTGGGCTAGTTCCATGGTGTACTCAGCTTTAAGGGCGCGAGATACAGCAGTTACAGAGACCTTCTCAACTGAGAAAGCCATTTGTTGGAATGCGTTCGTAGAACCATCGCCGAGAGCTTCTGCTTCAGCGGTGGTCATGCCAGTGCCGACGGTATACCCAGAGCCTGATGCACGATCGGTTGGATCGCTACCAGATTGAGCATTATTACCAGCGTCATTGATAACGCTCTGTGATGCAGTGTTACCAGCGGCAGAAGCACTAAATGTGGTTACTGCTTCGTTATAGAGGGCTTCTGTGCCACCTTGAGTTGAGAAACGTGAACGCATCGCGAAGATTAGACCTGTTGGACCAGTCATTGGCTGGACACCGCAGACATCGTATGCGATCATATTTGGCATTGAGCGACGAACTAGTGAAATGAGGACAGGATCGAAAATATCGACTGAACCGTCACCAGCGGTAGAAGAAGAAGCGCCCATAGCATTAGCTGGTGCTGCTTCGCCTAGTAGTGTTGGCATATGATAACCGCCAGAACCAAAGGCAGCTTCACGTGAAGCTTTCTCCTGGTTTTCGAGAAGTGTGGCTGTAACAGCGCGCTTGTGAGGATCCTTGATGTCAGCGAGATCAGGATGCTCAAGAACTGGTTGCCACTTCTTGACTAGATCTTCAGTTAGCATTGGTATTAACTCCTTTTTAGTACCATTGTTTTTATTATTTATAATTATTCATTATTTCTTTACAGTTCTAGAAATAGCAGCAGCGTAGTGTGCCATGCTTCCAGTCACATTCTTACGAACCTCTTCTTCAAGTGGTTCTTCTTCGTCAATAATAGATTCAATCTTATCTTCATCAGCGAAGTAACTTTCCTTAATCATGGAAACTTTACCACGATAGTCTTCTTCTGAAACAAACTCAACAGCAGAAGCTAAGTCATTAAACTTCTCTTTATTTGCAACAGTTAGATCTTCGGAAATTTCTGAAACGATAGAATCTTTAACAAGAACTTCAATTTTATCATTGAGTTCAACATTTTTTTCGATTTCCTTGTTAAGGCTTTCTTCTAGTTCATCTACCTTATCGGATAGATCGCCTAGAATATCTATCTTATCTTCTGGAATATCAATATAAGATTCTTCGAAAAGTTTCTTTAGACCGCCAATAAATTCTTCGGCGATCTCGGTACGAATACCGTTTTCCATAGCTAGACGATTCTCATCGGTCCACTGTTCGACTACGTAGTCAAGATAGGAATCTATCTTTTCTACCATGTCTTCGTGATTCTTTTGAGATTCGATTAGATTATCGGCTTCAATCTTTTCTGATAGTTCGAAGAGTTTTTCATTAATTTTAGTGATTACAGCAGCCTCAAAAATTGTGGTTGCTTTATTTTTAAACTCTTCTGAAAGATCTTCGTTGCCGAATAGAGCTTTAACATCATCTTCTAGATCGATGTCATCTCTTGTTACAGTGATTGGTTCTGAGGTCTCGATATCTTCTACGATATCTTCTTCATTTGCTTCAGTCTCTTCACCCATCATCTTTGAATATGCAGCATAAAGATCTTCTTTCTTCATACCATGCATTTTTGTCATCATGGCATTAATCATGCCGACCTTTGTCTTGGGTGAATTTCCTTGAGCAACAGGCTTTTTCTCTCCGCCGTCCTTATCAGCAGGACGTGAGGAGTCCTTCGTTGGTGCAGGATCTGCAACCATTGAGGGATCGCCCATTGAAGCTTTAAATTCCTGAAGATCTTCAGAGTCGTCTTCAAGAACTTCTAGATTCTCATCGGACATTTACACGCTCCTTTTTGTTTTTAAATTATTTATAAATTATCATATTTACATTAAAGTTTCTTCAGGAAATCCTCGAAGATACGCAATTTTGTTTGTTCAAGTTCAGCTTTATTGGCTTTCTTGATATCATATTGAGAACGCTCCACAAATCTTTGTGTCCACTTCCCACCTTTCATAATCCATTCAACCCCTTCCATAATACCTTGAACAAATGCATCTGGTGCGGAAGGATCTGCAACGATGTCGGCTGCGGTAGCAAGATAAAAATCTTTTTGTACCTCGTTGACACCATTTTTCTGTTTAAGAGTACCCATACCTCTTGATGAAACACCAATAGTGGCACCCTCTTTGATTAAGTTTTTTACGATATTACCGTAAGGTGAATCCATAATCTTCGCTTTACCCATGAAGTTATCTCCATCTTGGTAAAGTTCTTTAATCATATGTGATACTCTTTCAAGATTAATGGTTGGTCCACTGGGATGACCTAGTTCACCAAACGCACGATTCTTCATTACATATTCTTTGTTATATCTATTTACTTCTCTTTCAAGAATATCTGTAGGATAGATACGACCATTACGGTTCTGTTTGTTGGCCTGCATAAAGATGCCTTCAATATAAAAATCTTTCTCACCATTCTCATTGGCTTCGGTCACATAACCGATGTCAAGTACTTCCGTGATGAGTTTCATATTATTCTCCTGACTTCTTATGCATTTTTAAGATAATAACGCCGTTGCCACCAGAAAGTGTAATATCTACGTTCGATGTTCTTTGTGCGTCATTAAGTTCTAATTGCATTCCACTCGCTTGATAATCATGATATCCACTACCAGCAAATACAGCGACAGTATTAGAACCTCTTTTTACGTTCCAATTATTTGTACCATCTACGCTCCACATCACTTCTGATATTACCATTTCACCAACAGTCTCACCAATAGCATTGGCTCCTTGTTTACCATTTGCTGTATTAAGTTTCAAACCATCAGTAGCAGTAGTTCTAAAAACTACATATCCAGCAGGTTTTTTATGATTATTTGTTACTGGCATCACATTGTCCTCTTTGCAAATGTAAGCATATTTTTATAGGATTTTTCATCTTTCATCATTTCACTTTCCATACGCTTACGATTTTCCGGATTTAATTCTTTGAGAACAGCATTGAATGCATCAGCATCTTCTTTTGTTACCTTTACTGACTTGCCGTTCTCTAATTTAATTGTTCCTGCTTTTACTGCTTCTTCAATAAACTCAACTTCTTCTTTTGCTAAACGCATTTGAAAAGCAACCTTTTTACCATCAGAAGTCATACCTTCAGTATCGGTTCCTTTGTATAATTTAAATCTTCTTTTTACTGTGACCTTTAAACCATTTGAATCGGTAACTCTATCAAATTTACCACCAATAGGATAATTTGTTGTATCATAGAAACCAACTCCCTTTGGTAGAGTAACTACTTGTTCTGCTTCTTCAATAAACTCAACTTCTTCTGCCATTTTCCTATATTTACTAGCAATAGCATCTCTTTCTTTTTGGTCTTTATAATCTATGTGACCTTTCATATCATGTCGCTTATTGATGTCTTGAATTTTCTTGACTTCAATAGGAGTACCAAAAGACTGGGCAAGTTTTAGAGCAACTAGACCATGTTCGTTACGATCTTCTAAATCACGAAGTTGTTTCTTCGTAACTTTCTTGACGTATGGCCATGCTTCATCAAGTTCAACTTCTTC